ACAATTTTAAATAAAAAATAAATAATATGACAACAGTATTTCAAAACACAGGAAATTTTACACTATTTTTAAATGGTGGAGAATTTAATTATAATATAATGACAAATGCTTTTTGTAATGGAGAAGATCCTAATAATTCAAATAATTTATTGGTGATTTATCAATCTTTACAGTTTAGTATTCCAAAAGATCAAATACAATTTCAAATGAATCAAATTAATTTTTCAATTTTGAAATTAAAACCAACAGGAAGTTACACAGAATATAGTACAACAAATTCATTTAAAAGTATTTATAATACTTATTTAACTAATGTATAATGACTGATTTAGAAAAAATAGAAGATTGGGTGAAATTTCATCAAGTTCAAATGGTTGCTGGAACTGCAATTTATACCAAAGAATTATTAGCTTTTATTCAATCTCTTAAACCAAAAAAAGAAAAATTAGATTTTACAGGTATTCATAGTAAATTACAAAATAGACTGAAAGAGTTAACTGGTAAAACTAATTATCGTGTACAAAATAAATGGAATTTTATACCTTCTGAGAAAGATTTAACACTTGGTTTAAATAAAGTAAGTGTTAAGTACAAGTTAAAAGATGTACAAAAGATTCAAAATTTACTACTTTTGCATTGTGAGAGGGCTGTAAAGGAACAATTCAATTATGTACCTTTATTAATTTACTACATTTCTAAAAATAATGTTTCTCAATTAGCTAGTGATATGGAAAATATAGAAGAAATTAAATTAGGAGAGATAGATACAAATAATGAATTAACACTATGAGTTTATATACAGATTTAATCAAAGAAGTAGATAATGGTTTAATTGGTAGAAATGGTGCAATACCTTTTCCTGTAGCTAAATTAGATGATTATTTAGAAGTTAGTAAAAATACTAACTATTTATTAGTAGCAGATACTGGTGGAGGTAAATCAACTTTTGCTCAGGATTTAATATTAAATACTTTAGATTGGTATGCTATTAACAAATCAGATGATATTAAATTAAGTATTATTTATTTTGGTATGGAAAGGAAAATGTATATGTATAGTGCTAAATGGGTATCAAGAATGATATTTTTAAATACAGGTATACTAATCCCTGTTAAAAAAATATTAGGTAGAAAAAGAACTTGGTCTCAGGAATTACAAAAATCAGTAGTAGACAGATTAACTAAAGAAGAGTATGAAATGGTTAAATTTTATGCTCAGATTTTTGATGAATGGGAAAAAGATGATACTTTTATAGCTATTGAAGGTACACATAATCCAACTGGTATTTCAGTTTATCTAGAACAATTTGCCAAAAAACATGGTAAAATTATTCCAAGAAAAGAAGGTATTTTAGAGAAAGGTAAATATGAACCAACACACCCTAATCATATTGTATTAATTGTTACAGATTATGTTGGTGTATTGGATCCAGAAAAAGATGAAACTGGTGTTAAAAAGCAAAGATTAGATAAATATTCTATGACAATGAGAAAAGCCAGAGATCATTATGGGTTTAGTCCTGTAAATATTCAGCAATTATCAAGACAAGTTTCTTCTTCTGATAGATTGAAATTAAATGATTTAAAACCTAAATTAGCAGATATAGCAGATACTTCTGAGTTAGCTAGAGATGCTGATGTTGTTATTGCAATTTTTGAACCCTTTAGATATGTAACTTCTGATATAAAAACTGATTTATTAGGTTATGAATTAAACAAATTAAGAGATGAAAAAGGTTACAAATATTATAGAAGTTTGCATATTTTAAAATCATCTTTTGATGGGGATGGTATTAATGTTGGAGTTTCTTTTATGCCACAGACAGGTATCATTAAAACAATGCCAGCTAAACCACAAGAAATGACTGAAGAACAATATAAATCTATAATTAATCATAGTTATTTTTTAGAAAACAAACCAAAAAAACTTCTATCTTTACAGGAAGCATTAATTAAATAAAAAATGAATTTAAATAGTATAGAAGAAATAAAATTTTATGTTATAAATCCTTGGGGTGTAGGTGAAACAATAGATTTACAAAAGTTATCAGATGATGATTTTGTAAAATTAGTTGAAGAAGATGGTCAAGTTTACACTAAACTTGAATTTATTGGATTACTCAACGATAGTGCATATTCATTAACAAGAAATAATACTTATTTGAGAATTTTTTAAAATAAATAAAAATGAATAGACAAACAAGAAAATTTATATGGAATATACCTTTTGCATTAATTGGGGGATATTTAGCTATTAATGATTGGGAAAAAGTATTTACACATTTTACATGGGAATCTTTAATTTTTGCAATACTACTTACATTTACTAGTTTAAGAGCATATAGTGATATAAATGATACATTATGAAAGAAACAAGAGTATATCTAATTAATTTAGATGAAATACAAATTGAAACAGAAAAAGAATTATCAAGAATATTAGAATCAAATGAACTATTTATGGAAGAGGCTGAATATCAAGGATATGTATATACATTAGAAAGTTTCCAAGAAACATATAATAATAGTCATTTATGTTCTGATAATAGTTACATAAGAATAATAGAAATAGAAACAAATTAAACAAACAATAAATAATATATGAGTGAAAAACAAAGAACAGATTTTGCCTTACCAACGGAAATAACAAAAGCTGATGCTTGTGCTCCAAGGGATTTAGTTGTAATTTCACAGCCAAAAATGGGTAAAGGGACTATTTTAGGTGCTTTTACAGAAAGTTACAATGGGTTAGTTTTAGATTTAGAAAAAGGTGGTTATGAATACATACCAGCAAGAAAAATGAGTATTTATACTAGCCATGAAACTACTATTGAAGAAGCTTTTACTAATTATACTAAGATTAGAAATCTTTTATTGGAAAATAAAGGAAAATATGACTATTTAATTATTGATGGTTTATCTGATTTAGATAAATTATCTGATATTGGAGGTACATATTTATTTATGGATTCAGTAATGGGTAAGAATTTTAATAGAAAAGATGGGGTAAAATTAAAATATTCAGACCCTGGTTTTGTATCTGTTGTAGAATATCTTAAAGATGGCGGTGGATATAAATGGACTAGAGATTGGTTTTTACAACAAATTGAAATATTTAGACAAATAGCTCCTTATAGAATTTATGCGGCACATGTGGCTGATAAATTAATTAGAGATGGTGGTAGAGAAGAAGTAGCAGGTTCAGAGTTATTTTTAACTGGTAAATTAAAAACTATTTTTGCAGCTAAAGTGACTTCTTTAGCTAAATTAATAGCTGAAGATAATAAAAGATACCTTAATTTTGAAGTAGCTAATGATTCTATTATTGCAGGAAGTAGAGCACCACATTTACAAGGTAAGATTTTAATTTCTGAAAAAAATAAAGAAACAGGTAAAGTAAAAACATTTTGGGATAGTATCTATAAATGTTAAACAAATAATTTGGAATTATCAAAAACAATGATTATATTATAGTGTAGAAGTACGAGATCTACATTATTAACTTATTATTAGGCATATTTCTATTTGTGTACTCGTACTACCAATTAGATTTATGCCTATTTTTGTTTTATGATAATTTTAAATGGTAAACATTATGTTTATAGACACATTAGGTTAGATAAATATGAACCTTTTTATATAGGTATTGGTACTAAAGATTCTATTAAAAAATGGAAGAGTAATTATAAAAGATCTTATGATAAAAAATATAGAAATGATTTATGGAAAAAGATTTATAATAAAACTTCTTACAAAATAGAAATTTTAATTGAATCAAATGATTATGAGTTTATAAAAGAAAAGGAAAAATATTTTATTAAATTATATGGGAGAAAGGATTTAGGAACAGGTACTCTCTGTAACCTTACAGATGGTGGAGAAGGGGGTTTAAACTGTCTTAAAACAGAAGAAATCAAACTAAAAATTAGTAACAAATTGAAAGGTAGAAAAGTTCCTATAGAAACTTTAATGAAAAGGGTTAAAGGGATAAAGAAAAATAAAGATTCACCAGGTTATAAAAGATTAAAAGATAAGTTATCTAAAAAAGTAATTCAATTAGATAAAAATTTTAATCCTATTAAAGAATGGGATAGTATTACTGAAGCAGGAAAAAATGGTTTCCAAATTAGTAAAATTAGTCTTTGTTGTAATAATAAAAGACCTTTTCACAAAGGATACATATGGAAATTTAAATAAAAAGAAAAAAGCTTAAAAATTATAAAGAAGAGGGAGCAAATTAAAAATTAAACAAAAACAAATATAAATTTTAAGCAAACATGAACATTAATTTAAATGAACAAAACAGTAGTCAAAAACAGTTATTAGTAGGTAATGGTTTACTAAAAGTATTAGCATTTAGTCCTAACAAGGAAGAATTAGCTAAAATCTATGGTGGTGAAGTAAAAGAAGATGCAAAAGACAGAGAGTATGTAAAACAAATGGAAATTAAAGTAGGAGAAGAAACAAAAACTGTTGATTCTGTTAACATTTGGGTATATGTACAAGAACAAAAAACAAATACAATTCATCCAATTTTCTTTACATTAAAACAACATGAAGAAATTTCTTCTAAAGGTCAGAAATGCTTTATTAATCAATTTGGTGCTACATCTTATGCTCAAGACTTTGAAAGTTTAAGAGATAGTATGGTAGCTATGAAAATGAAAGATAAAAATGGTAATGAAGGAGAAGTTAGAATGAAATGTAGACCAGCTTTAATGGGTGAAAAAGAGTTTTATAGCTTTTTAAAAGCTTGGATTCCATTAAATAGATTTATGGTTGGTGAAGATGGTTATGCAGCAAGTAGTTTATTTGTAGATACAAATAAATTATTTGCAGGTAATTTCTCTGAATTAAACAATCTTTTAAAAGAAGAATCCATTGCTAACTTAACAGTAATTGGTACTTTCGGTGTAAAACAAAAAATTAAAGAAGAAGGATCAACAGAAGATATGCAAGTAGTATCTAATAGATATTTCTTAAAAGGTTCTGAATATTCCAGATTAACTAATTTTAGTACTAAACCAGATGCTGTTACTGTTGTTAGTAATTTAACAGGTAAAGGGGATTATGATTTAAAACAATTTACAAAAGATGTAAATGATGCTCAATATGGATTAGCATCTAAAATTCATTATTTCTTTGAACCTATTACTAATTATGACCCAAGTAAAAATCCAGTAGCTACTAATGCTGCTGTAGTTGATTCAGGTTCAGCAGATTATTAATCATTAAATTAAGGCACTCAGAAATGGGTGCCTTTTTTATTTACTTATGAATATCAACTTACAAAAACAACCGATAACAAAAGATTTTATATTAAGTAAAATAAGCCCTTTAAATATATTCAGTTATTACATGCCTTATGAATGGAAAATAAACAGAAGGTGTAGAAATCCATTTGTAAACAGAGATAATAATCCATCTATGATAATAGGGGATAAAAATGGTGAATTAATCTTTAAATGTTTTAATAGTAATAACCAAGGTGATTGTTTTTCTTTTGTACAACAGATGTTTAATATAACATTTGAAAAAGCTTTAGAAAAAATAGCTCAAGATTTTGGTATATTAAATAAAAATAAAGATTTCACCAGGGTTATTCAAAATTTACCTAAAGTAGATAAAATTAAATCTCATACAAATATTATTCAGTGTGCCCCTTTTACAGAATGGCAGGGTTATCATATAGAATATCTTAAAAAATATACTTTAGAACCTAAAGATTTACAATTTTGTGAAGATACTAAAGCATATCCATTAAAAGATTATTGGATAAATAAAAGAAAAATGGTAGTACATAAAGATGAATTAGGATTATTCTACAATGTAGGTGCTTATAATAAAGTATATTTTCCTAATAGATCTAAAGAAGATAAATGGAAATCTACTATACCTTTTACTTATATACATGGATTAAATAATATGAAAGGGTGTAATGTAGGTATTTTAACTAAATCTATTAAAGACGCTGCTATTATTAGCAAATATATAACTAAATGTGTTTGTGTAATTCAAGCTGAAAATGTTACAGCTATTTCTAAAGAAAATGTAGAGTTTTTAAAACAAAATATTAAGAATTTATATGTGGCTTTAGACCAAGATCAGCCTGGAAAGTTGGCAAGTTTTGCTATTTGTGATTATTTAAGTGCAAGGCATATTAATCCTCCTGATTATCTTTTAGAAAATAAAGCTACAGATTTTGCAGATTGGGTAGCATTAGAAGGTATAGAACCAGTAATAAATCATTTTAAAACAAAAATAAAAGAATTATGAAATTAGATTTAGACAAATTTCAACCTTTAATGGGAGAATGGTGGGGTAGGGTTAAATACATTTTTGAAAAACCAGAAATGTATGAATTATACCAAGAAATGAAAGAAATGTCAGCAAAAGGTATAAAAATAACTCCTAAATCTTCTGATTTATGGAAATTTTTAAAAGAATGTCCACCTAATGAGCTAAAGTTAGTTATTATTGGTTTTGATAGTTACCCTGGAATATATGCTAACGGTGATTTTCATGCTGATGGTATAGCTTTTAGTAATAGTTATAGTCCTGATAAAAAATGTCAACCATCCCTAGAATATTTTTGGGATGGATTATCTGAAGATTTAGGGATTCAATTAGAACATAAAAATGATTTAACCTTTTTAGCTAATCAAGGTGTATTATTAGGTAATAGAGCTTTAGCTTGTCAATTATATAAAACAGGTTCTTTATTAGGTAAATTTGATTTCTTTTGGAAAGAGTTTTTAGGTATAATTAGTGGATTTGGAGTTCCAATTATATTGATTGGTAAAGATGCTCAAGTATTAAAACAGTATTGTAATGAAAAAACTAATGCTGTATTTGAAATTGAACATCCTAGTTATGCAGCAAGAAAAAATCAATTATGGAATACTCAAAAAGTATTTACTAAAGTAGAACAACTATTAAAAGATAATAATAACCAATATATAGATTGGCAAGATGAATTACCATTTTAAAATTAAAAGAATATGAGCAAATCACAAGAAACTTATTTACAATTAAAAGATAATGTAGTAATTAAAGTAAAATTCACATATTATCCTGCTGAAAAAGGTATAAGAGATTATTTAGGTTTTCAAGAAGAACCTGATGTAGATGAATATTATACTATAGAAGATATACAACAAGTACAAGGTACTTTATTAGAATTTTTTGATTGGCTTAATAATAAAGCTGAATTAGAAAATTGTAAATTAAATTTATACGAAATATTAGAAAATCAAATTAAAAGATGTGCAGAAAATCAATAAGACCAGTAATAGATGCTTTTTTGTTAGGGAAAGCTAAAAAAATAACAAATACAGAATCAACAGGGGATAAATTATTTCTTTTTGGTAATTGTATAGCTAAATGGGTAAATATGGAAATATGGATTTCTAATGGTAACTATCCTTTATCAGCTACTACAAAAGATAGGTTAAATGGATTAGGAGCCCATATTACTACTAAAAAAAGTATACATTATCTTAATGGTATAGAATGGGATGGCTCATGGATAAACATTAATCACAAACCAGAAATTAAACAAGAAAAAACATTATTTTAAAGATGATATTAAATCAAGCAAATAGTAGAGATATTCAAATAGAAGGTATTGAAGATTCAAAGCAAATGAATATTTCTTTATCACAAGAAACTCAAAGCCATATTATTAAAGTTTTAACAGAAACTTATAAATATCCAGCTAAAAGTATTGTAAGAGAAAATTTTTCTAATCATTGGGATAGCCATTATGAAAATGGCAATATTGAAACTCCTATTTTAGTAAAATTATATAAAAATGATACTTATAACTATACTTTAGAAACTCAAGATTTTGGATTGGGTATGTCTAAAGAAGAGTTTTATAAATATTATTTAGGTATCGGTGAATCTACTAAAAGAAATAAACCATTTTTAATTGGTGGTATGGGTATGGGTTGCAAAGCTGCATTATCCTATACTAATTCTTTTGAAGTAATTACAAGAAAAAATGGGGTTGAGTGTAAATTTCTAATATATAAAGGTGAAGAATTCCCTGAATGTACAGAAATTTATGAAAAACCTACTACAGAAAGTAATGGGGTAACTATTAAAGTTCCTGTAGACAGATATGATTTTTCTTCTTTTAAAGAAGCTATTAAAACTCAATTATGTTATTTTCCAACAGCATTGATTCAAATTGAAGGAGATACATTTGATTATAAAAACGCTAAATTATTTGAGAATGATTTATTTATTTGGTCAGAAATTAACCCAGAAGAAAAATTACATATATCTTTTAATAATTGTAATTACCCTATTGATTGGGATGTTTTAAAAACAGATAAAATTTATTTACCTGTAGCTATTAAAATAGCTATTGACTCTGGGGTAACTCCAGAATTTAATAGAGAATCATTACAATATTCTAAAGCAACTAAAGAATTAATCCTCTCTAAAATCAAAGAAATTGCTTCATGGTTTGTAAATAAATACAATGAAGAAAATAATAAAGAATTTGATACCATTAGAGAGATTTATGATCAATTAGAGTATGATAATAAACAAGTTACTATAACTAATAAAACTTTTAATGTAAAAGATATTACTAAATATAGTGATATTCAATTAGTAGATTGGAAAGTAAAAGGGTATAGTAATTTACAGCCTTTGAAATGGTTTACTTCTAGAAAATCTGATATGTTTGAGGAATATCAACAAATTGCTAAATATAATGGTAGAACTTGGTCAACTAAAAGATGTTATGATAAAAGATACACTAATTTTAATAATTCAAGATACCAATTTGTAATTTGTGAAGGTGTACCAACTATTCATTTAAAACAATATTTAATTAACAAATTCCCAAGAAAAGAATTAATTGTTTTAAAAAGAAGTAAAAAATTAAAATTATTTGGTTCCACTTCTTATATGGATATTTGTAAATTATATAATTGGTCAAAAGACAAATGGAGAACAATTATTCAAGATTGGCAAAGATTTGAAAATGAGTTTATTTCTACAATTCCTAATTTTACAGGTGTTCAAGAAACCCCAGAATATATTAAATTTGTAGAAGATTATAAAGAAGAACAAAAAGCTAACAGAAAATCTGGGTATTATTCTGGGAATTACAAAACTTTAGATAAACAAAAAGGGGATATAACTATTTCTTATTGTAGAAGTAAAGAAATTGGTATTGGATATATGTTTGAGAAGAAAGCTATACCTTTAACTAATTTGTATAAAGAAAAATGTATTAATTTATATTTTACAGAAGATACCGATAAACAATTAGCTTCTAATTTATACGATTTATTAAGACAAAAAGTAAAAGTATGTTTTATAGGAAAACAAGAAATTAAAAAAGTAACAAATATTAAACAATTTTATAATTATAAACAATTTATGGATAGTAAATTTTTCAAAAGAATAGTAACTAGTCAATTATTTGCAAATACAATAGAGCAATATGAAACAATTTTAGAAAAAGAAGGTATGAGTATTATCAAAAATTGTGTTGAACCATTTGATAATGATATTAACACTTTAAGAAAATACACAAGTAAAAATGGAAGACAAATTAAAGATAATGAAGTATTAGAATCAATGAAATCTGTTGCAAAAGAACAAAATTTATATGATTTTGAACTTTGGGATGTTTATCAAAGAGTAAAAACTAATATAGATAAATATAGTTTTGTATCTTTATTAAAAAATCCTAATAGTTATTGGACTAAAGAAACTACAAAAGAAATGAATTCTTTAATCACTCAAATTATGTATCATAAATTTATCACAAATAAACAACTTCCAGAAGGTTTGGAAATTCAATTTGTAGAAAAAGAAAAAGTAGAATTACAAGAACCAGAAGAAATCATGGCATAAATTATAGTAAGGGTATAACTTGTCTATTTTAAATAATTAGTCAGGTTATATCTTTACTTTTTAAAAATTAAAAGAAAAATGAAAGATTATTTAGGAAATGAAATAAAAGCTGGAGATATAGTGGTAAAACCCAGAGCAGGTGATTTTCATCTTTATATTATAGCTAGAATTACACCAAAAGCTGTAATATTACTAAATGAAGGTACTGAGTGGCATACTGATAATACAAATAATATTAGAAATTTTAAAAGAATTATTAAAGAATATAGAACTAAATCAGAGCAAGTTATAGTAGCCACAGAACAATTAAAAGAAAGATTTACCCATTTTCATAAAATAGAAATAGATTATTACAATAACAATTATAAACAAAAACAAACATTATAATGGAAAACAAAAACATTTTTAGCAAAGCATTTGACTATGTTATAGGTAGAAAACCTAAAGAAAAAGCAGTAGTAGAATCTTACAAAGATTTTGTAAGAGAATTAACAAAATTAAATAAAATTATTTATGATGCTACTTCTAAACATTGTCAAGTAATAGTAGGTGAAGATATTATTACAGGAACTGTAGATAATATGACTGAAGAAATTAGACAACAGTTAAAAACAGGTAGTTATCAAGAAATTACTCAAATTTTAGCACCAAAAGTAGAAATAACAAAAGACAATGAAGAATTAATAGTAGAACAACATTTAGATGTATTTGAAGATAATGAAGATTTTGATGTAGTAGGAAATGAAGTTTACTTTAAAAATGTGAAATCATTAGCTATACCTAAATCTATTGTTATGGTATTTGTAGAATTACTTGATAAATTAGATATTTACCAAGGAACAAAAAAGTTTTATCAATATGAAGAACAATATGAAACAATGAAAGCTTTTACTTGGAAATTATTAAGTAATCCTATAGAAGAATCTAGAAATAATCTAATGGATTATATCAAAAAATTCAATGTGAAGATGAGTACATCAGGAAACCTTGTCATGTTTAGAAATATTGTTTCTACAGGTAAAAAAGATAAAAGTTATATAGAATATATTTCTAAAGAATATTTTAGAATAAAAGGGAACAAAAAATCTCCAAAACATTACACTGTATATGAAGATAATGGCAACTATTTTACTAAATTAACAGTAAACGGTGGTGATGCTTTTGCTAAAAATTTAGGTTGTTTGCATGATTTATATCAAAACTTATCTAAAGAAACATCTAATACATACACAGATAACCACACAAAAACTTACAAAATTTCTTTGGGCAGCATCTATCGTATTAGAGAAGAAGATATTGATAAAAATATGAATGGTTCATGCGGTGGATTCTTACACTTAACTGCTGGGGAACATGCCTATGACTACAGTAGTTTTGGAAATACTTCTGTATGCGTTTTAGTAAATCCTATGAATGCTGCTAAGATGAGAACAGCTAGTGAAGGCAAAATTGGAGTAACAGAAATGTTTATTTGTTGTAAAATAGATAATGAAAATGATATTCCAGATTTAGCTCATTTTGATGGAGAGTACGAGCAATTAACTTTAGCAGATATTAAAGCATCTTTAGAAGCTAAAACATTAGATAAATTCTCTGTTACAGATGATGTAACTTCTATGAATTATAATGAACTTTTATTAATGCAACAATATTTACAAAATAGAATTGTTAAAATTAATTAAACAATAACCAAATACAGCCTACAGATTATTATATTTGTAGGCTGTTTTTTAATTAAAAATTATGCAAAAAACATTTGAAGAAATAATGAATGAGGTAGATGAAAAATATTACTGGGAAAATAATTATTATTTATCTAAAACTAATGAAATAGAATTTGCTGAAACATGCATGAAAATAGTAAGAGAACAAACTATAAAAGAATGTTTAGATATTTGTCAATCTACTTTTGATATTGATTATTGCGAAAAACAAATTAATGATTTATCTAAAAACAATATTAGAAAGTTATGAATCAAATAGCTGAAAAAAGAAAAGAAAATAAATCTAAATTAATATTAGATGTTGTTCATGATTTAATGGAAAATCAGTATGATAGTCAACAATATATAAAAGATTTATTAATAGAAGCATTATCTAAAAGAAATCAAAAAGAATTAAAACAAATATTATATGGCTGGGAATAAATATTATTTCATTTCAGTTACAGAAATGAACGGAGAACAAGAATACTATTTACCAATAGTTAGAGAGCTAGATAGTAGAAAATCAATAGCTAAATTAGCTGATGATATTGCTAAAACATGGTATGATTCTTATAATTGTAAACCAAAATTTGAAGATGAAGGGTATTATCATTTAGGTGGTTTAGTACATGTTTCAATTAATTGCTGGAGAGAAATTACAGAAATAGAATATCAATTATTAAAAAGATTTATATGATAAAGCATAAAGAATACTTAGAAATTAATCACACTATAAGTAATAAAAATATAAAAGTGATTAGAAATCAATTGTCTACTAAATTAGTAGAGGAAAACCCTGAATATTTATTTGTATTTGCTGAGAATAGTAAATTAGAAGGTTATAGACCACAATTAATAATTAGAGAATGTCAAAATGTATTTCCTTTAACTATACAAAAAGGAATTAATGAATGGTTTAAATCTGATGATTTATGGGATATTTTAGAAAAAGAGTTAGAAAATTTATTAGAAATTCACTTGAATATAATGAATAAAACATCAAAATACAAAGGTATTTGTTTTCAAGAACAAGGCATAGGTTCTAAAGAATGTATGTTTAGATATGATTTATATTCTTATTTACAACTTTCTGAATATTTATTTAAATTCTTTAATTTTAATAACTTACAAACTCTTTCATAATGTCACAAGAAAAAAAAGAACAAAAAAGAAGAGATTTAATGGCTAAAATGATAATTCAAGACAGAGAAGATTCTGCTGAAAGGGGATTGGTAGCAGTGATTTGTTTTATAATTTTACCATTGCTATTTATATTATATTATAAAATTTTTAATTAAATTTATGACACCAATTGAAAAAGCAAAAAAAAAATTATGACATTAGAAAGAAAAATAGCTTTATTAGATAAATCAGATGTTTTATCTTTATTAAAAGAATTTGGTATTACACAACAACAAATTGAGGATAAAACTAAAGAATTAAAAGATAGAATGTCTGATTTATTAAAGGAAGCTGATAAAAAACAATATAAATTAGATTATAAATTTTATGGGGAATAATTGGAGATATAAAGGAAAAGATATTAAAGTACTACCAAATTGTTTTGGATTTACTTATAAAATTTGGCTAATTAAAGATATAGATGGTTACAAAAATGGAACTATATATATTGGGAAAAAACAACTAAATTCTGTAAGAAAAACCAAAATCTCTAGAAAAGAGAAAGCAGCTACAGGTAATAATAGAAAAAAGTTTAAAAAAGTAGTTACACCTATGGATTGGGAAAACTATTGGAGTTCCTCTTTAGTGATTAAACAATTAATTGAAAAGTATGGTAATCAAATATTTAGAAGAGAAATTTTAGAATTTTATCCTGATAAATACAATTTGTCTTTTGGAGAGTTAAAACAAATGTTTTTACATAAAATTTATGAAGTTCCAACTTTAAATGGTACTGTAGGTAGATATTATATAAATAAATTAAAATGAAAAAATGTTTTAGCTGTAAACTAACCCTACCTTTATTTTGTTTTAGTAAAAATAAAAGAACATTTCAATTAAAATCAGATAAAGGTAGGAATATAGTTTGTTTAAGATGTAACTATAATTATATTAAACAAGATATGTTTTGTTGGTATTTTTCCAATAGCTTAGGTAAATTTGTAAGAAAAGAGTTTAAAAGTAAACTAGATATAATTAAACATTTAATTAAAACATATAATGGAGGAAATAGATGATAATTTTAGAAAAAAAAACAAATAAAACTTTGTTTAAAATAAAACAATTAAATTAAAAAAAATTACAATGATTAGAACAATAATAAATTACACTGATAATAAAGTAATGTTAAATGATGCAGAAGTTTTTGACACTTTTAAAACTTTACAACCTAATTTTTATACACTTGAATATGACATACACAGGCAATTTAAGAATTTTAAAAAGAATGAAATGCCTAAAGTTTTTTCTTTAATGCCTTGTGATGAATTTAATAATTTAGATGATTATATTAATACCTTTTTAAGTAAGGATTATGAAGATCTTTGTTTAAAAACTAATATGTTATATAAATCAGGAGTTTTATTATATGGTAAACCTGGTTACGGTAAAAGTAATTTTGTAAATTATATAATAAGTAAAACTATAAAAAATAAAAATGCTTGTGTTTTTTCCTTAAATACAATTTTAGATATTGAAAATATAATGAATTTAAGCAAAGATTTAAGGTTATTACAAAATAATTTATTTGTTTTTATTTTTGAAGAATTAGATCAAATAATAAGAGATAGCTCTTATGCAGAAGGTTTGTTAAAAAACTTTATGGATGGTATTAACTCTATAAATAATTGTTTATTTATTGGAACAACAAATTATATTGATAATATTCCTAAAGCACTATGTGAAAGACCTTCTAGGTTTAGAAAATCTTACAAAATAGAAGCATCTTCTAATTTAGAAGAAAATAAGAAATGGATAAAAGAAATAATTACTAAATTTAATAGTAATTTATCAGAAAAAGAATCTGAAGATTTATGTGAAAAATGTTTAAATAAATCAATCGATGAAATAAAACATACTATTATTGATTTTTGTCTAAATATAAAAGATATAAATATAAATAAAAAATTGGGATTTTAAATGGAACAAATTAAAGAATTTTTATTAAAAAATGGGTTTAAACAATTTTCAGAAGATGTTTATACAAATAATAAATGTGCTTTAAGTTATTTAGAAAATAAACATACATATAAAATAATATTTCAGTTATCAATAAATGATTCAGAAGTAGAATTATATTCTCCAGATTTAAATATTTATTGGCTTGTAGGAGTATTAACATGGTATGGATTAATAGATAAAAATTATAAACAATGAATAAAGAAATTTTAAAGTATTTACCAACACATATTGATGAATCTGATTTACAATGGTCTGGAAATATAGATAATAAAGATGTAGCTGTATTTTTTGATAATAGTGAGTATAGTGTATTTAGTACAGAAGGTTATCATGGAACAATGGAATTAGGATTTACTATGTCTGAATTGTTGCATGTAGCTAAACATAAACCAATACCTTATATTTTAATAAGAATATAATGAATAAGATAATAGCAATAATAGAAGTACTAATTATATTAGCTTTAGTACAATGGTACGTGATACCTAATTGGCATTATCACCCATTAACATTTTCTGATTTATTTGTATTAGAAGCTTTTTATTTTTTAGGGGATAATTTATATAAACAATTAAAAAGTAAAGTATAATGGATACAGTAATGTTTAATCTAATGTTAGATAATATTAGTCAAGAAGAATTAAAAGAATTATTTGAATTAATAAAAGAAAGTATATGAAAAATTATAAAAGAAGAAAAAATTATTATAATGCTACTAAAGAAGAGCAAAAACTTATGGATGATTTGGAAAATGGTTTATTAAAAACTGATACTGAAGAAGAACAAGAAATTTATAATAAAGCTTTAATGTTAAAAACAAAAGACTCTATTTATGGTGGCTTGGCTTTTTGGTTTCAGAAAAGAAAACCAGAACCCCCATTATTTAAAATGAATATAGATTTTAAAGAACAAGAATAAATTATGAAAAGAAAAATAGAATTAATAGATGTTAGATATTATGAAAACTTAGCTTCTACTATTAAAATAGAAGCAGATAAAGAAACAATAGCTAAAATATTAGAATTTATAGCACAAGAATCAATTAAAATAAATCAAATTAATAATGCCAATTAAAACAAAAATACAAGATAGAGATTTTATTAATAATGTACCATTACCAGAGTATAATGGGGATAGTTATACAGTAATTTCTCATGCGAATTTATTAAATCAAGTTTATGAAAACTTAGATAAAGAAGGATTTAAAGTAGAGAAAGAATCATTTAGAGTTAGTTCTGGTGGTCAAATTATGAATGCTCATATACAACTAGCATTAAATATTGATCCAGAAATGACTTTTGAAATAGGAGTATTGAATTCCTACAATAAACAAAAAAAAGTTACTCTATGTAGTGGTTCTAAAGTAATTATTTGTAATAATGGAATGATATTAGGTACTTCTGAATATGGTTCTTTAAAAAGAAAACATTCTGGTAAGGCAGATGTAGAAGTAAATAAATACATTCCAGAAATGATTAAAAGAGCTGGAGATAATTTTGAAGAATTAATTAGATTTAAAGAAAAAATGAAAGAAATTGAAACTTCTAAAAAAATTATGGCTAAATTAATTGGTGATATGTATTTAAATGAAGAAATTATTTCTGATACACAAATGTCTATTATTAGAAAAGAATTTCAAAATCCTTCTTATAATTATGGTACATCGGAAAATAATTTATGGACTTTATTTAATGCTGTTACAGTGGCTACAAAAGAAAGTAATGCTAAAGATTATATTAAAGTACACCAAGATTTATCAGATTATGTAGTAAATGAGTTTGGGATTATTACTAAAAAAGAATTAGAATTAATATGAAAATACAAATTGAAAGTAAACCATTTAGTGTAACTAATTATTATAGCGGTGTATATACTAAAGATATAGGGGGTGAATTAGAGTATAAAGAAGAATCCTATGAATTTACAATAATAGAAGGAGATAATATAATAGATATTACTTGGTGTGATGAAATTCCAAATAATAATGAGGAAATAGAACAACAAATTTTTAATCAATTTAAAGAAAATTTATGAGAAAATATTTAGATTATAAACATAGTTCTTGGTCACGTATTTATTTTTCAGATGATACAGATATGAAAATGATAGCTAAAAAAATAGAAGAAGAACATTTAGTACCATCAGAGCTATGTGATGAAGATTTAGGTTTTATAGAATGGGAAACAATGATAGAAACAGAAGAATATATTACACCTAAAGAAAATGATAATCAACCTACAATAGAGATATATGAAGGTGAAAATATGCAAGAATGTATTTGGGATAATGTCAATAAAGATAAACAATAAATATTATGAAAATAATAATTTTAGATTTTAGTACAGGAGAAGTACATGTGTATCCATATGACATAAATGTATGGGAAGATGCTATTGAATTTATAGAATGTGAAGAAATAGGATTAAATTCAAATAATTGCCAATGGATGACAACAGATAATTTATCAATACAAATACATTAATTATGAATATAACAATAAATTTACTAGAAGTAGCTTCAGAATTAGCACATGATTCAACAGTAGATGAAGTATTAAATCCTTTATCTGATTTACAATTAATTAATGAAGATGATATGTGGGAAACTGATGAAAATGAAAATACGATTTACAAAGAAGAAGTGCAAGATATATTTAATAAATGGTATGATTTCTATTATGATAAACTTTTAAAATATAAAATATGAACACAATTTATCAATTAAGAGATAATGATACAGATGAATTATTAGGGCTATATATTTTTGAAGATAGTAATGTAGGTGATGAACAAATATCAATTTGGTATTTTGATTATAAAAGAGGAATTGAAATATATGATGATTTTGATTGTTACTTAGATTCAAAAAATATTAAATTTGAAAGATTATTCACAGAAGAAGTATATGTATAATTTATATCAGATAAGATACATCATCTATTAAAACAATAACAATTGTATCATAAATTAAACAAACAAATATGGAAATAAATTTAAAAGACTTACTTATAGAATTAGCTGATTTAGCCACTAAAAGAGAAATATGTGATAATGAAAGTCTTGATGAGGGTGATGGTTTTTGGGAATTAGTATATAGAAGAGATGATTATGATAATATCATTTATACAGAACCAGCACAACAAACATTTAATAATTGGTGGGGTTATTATAATAATACAATATTAAAACATAAAATATGAATGTAAACTTAGAAAATAAAGTAGTAGAAAAAGTAAAATACAGAGATTTAAAAGGTTTAAATTACTCAGCTATAAAACTATTTGATGAAAGTAGAATAGATTTTTATAGACAAATGGTTTTAGGTGAAAAACCTGTAGAAAAAAGTAGTTATAGTTTACAGATAGGAACTTTGGTGGACTTTGCATTGTTGGAGTGCAGAGCAAATGAAAAAGAATTTGAATTAAAATTTGATGAATATTATACTTTATATACAGGTGTAAAAGGTAGTGGGCAAGATTTCTTGTTAGCTGATGAAATATTTAAACTGACCAAAAGAGATATTGTAGATGGTGAAATAACCACTGATTTTGAGTATAGATTTAAAGAAGCATTTGAAACTTTACAAAAAGATGGTAAATTTAAAGGTAAAACTTGGGATAAAGGTTTAGAATCTTTTAACAAAACAGCTAAAGAATATTTTGATAGTTTGATGCAAAATATTTCTAAGGAAGTAGTATCTTTACAGGACTTAGAAAAAGCTAAAAGTATAGTAAATACTTTAGTTACAGATGATATTACAAAAGATATATTTAAAGGTAATGATGATTTAGAATATTTAACTAAGTTTGTTATTGAATGGAAATATAAAGGATTTGACTGCAAGTCTGAATTAGATGCAATTTTAATTTCGCACTCAGATAAAACTATTCAACCAATTGATCTAAAATCAACTTATGATAATCAGTCTTTTGAATATAACTATTTAAAATTTAGTTATTATTTACAACAAGCTTTTTATTTCTTAGCAGTACAATATTGGGCTAAAGAAAATAATTTAGAAGATTATGAAATACTACCTTTATATTTTGTAGTGTGTGATACTTCTAAAAATAATCAAAGACCTTTAATTTATAAACTAACTAAAGAACATATTATGGAAGGTTTAAAAGGTTTTACTACTGAATTAGGGTATAAATATAGAGGTATAGAGGAATTAGTAGATGAAATTAATTGGTGTAATGAAAACCAAATATGGAATATCTCCAAAGAAAACTATGAAAATAATGGTATTGTGAATTTAAAAACTTTTAATAAAAATAGATGAGAGAATTAAAATTTAAAGTTTGGACTGGAAAAGAAATGATTCCTTGGAAAAATGCTTGGAACACAGAAACAAAATTACCAAAACAATTTGGGGAAAATAAATATTTATCTATTGTTATTTTAGCTATGTTAGCTAAAAGTAATAATGGTTTCACAGCTTTACAATTTACAGGATTACAAGATAAAAATGGTAAAGATATTTATGAAGGTGATATTGTAAGCCATTTACATAGTGCAGATACTTGTGTTGTAGTATTTCAAAAAGAAACCGCAATGTTTTTAGCACAAGAAATAGGTGATGAAAAACTTGGATTTGGCATTGATGATGTCACATCAGTAATTGGTAATATTTATGAAAATCAAAATTTATTAAAATAATATGCAAGTTAAACCATGTTTTGAAAAATATAAAGTTTTAAAACAAACTTTCATTTTACAAGATGATTTATTTAATAATTTTTATCTAACAGAATTAGAAATTTATCCTAAACCATTAGGAAATTTTGAATTAATTATAACCCCATATACTTTATTAAGAGTATTAGGTAAAATTGAAAATTATAATAATGGTGTAGTTGCATTTTCATCAGTTGCTTATTTTAAAGATAAAAAAAGACTAGAAAATAATTATAATATCGATAGTATTTTAGTTAAAGAAATTAAAAAAGAAACTGGTTCTTTTATGTTTACTAATTATAATACTGAAATACAAAGATTATTTGATGAAAATGGTAAATACATAGAATCAGAACAAGAATTTAAACAAAGATGGGCAAATCTTAAAGAAAAAGAGGGTTCTGCTTTTGAATTTAAAATTTATAAACAATAAAATAATATGGCAAAAGAAAAAACAGAAGAAAAAAAATTAAACTTAGAAGAAACTATTAAATCTTTAGAAAAAACTTTTGGGAAAGGTTCTATTATTAACTTTAAAGAGAATGATAGGAGAGATTATAATGTTATTCCTACAGGAAGTATAAAGATTGATTATCAAGCTTTAGGTGTCGGTGGTTTTGTAAAAGGTAAAATGTATTTAATTAAGGGTTGGCAAGGTTCAAATAAATCTACTTTATGTGGGCATTTATCTGCTAATTGTCAAAAACAAGGTGGTACAGTACTTTATATTGATAGTGAACATGCAGTAGATATTTGTTATTTTAATAATCTTGGTGTAGATACTAATCATAACTTTATACTTATTCAACCTGATAATTTTGAAATGGGTATGGAAATGGCTTTACAATTGATTAATACAGGAGAAATAGATTTATGCATTATTGATTCAGATTCTGGTTTACTCCCTAAAGGAATGATGGAAGCTGAGGTAGGTACTCAAACTATAGGTAAAAAAGCTAAAGCTAATTCAGAAACTTACCCTAAATTTAAGTTAGCTATTAGTAAACATAATGTTTTAGGACTTGTGGTAGCACAATACAGAGTAAACCCTGGACAAATGTTTGGTGATAATAGAACAATTCCTGGTGGGTTTGCATTAGAATATTGGGGAGATACTCTTGTAGAATTAACTAAAAGGTTAAGAAAAGAAGGTGATGAAACTTCTGGTACAGATACTACATTTAAAACTACAAAAAATAAAACATTTACTCCTTATAAGGAAGTTAAGTTTAATACTTTATTTGGTGTAGGGATTGATTTTTTAGATGAAATTCTGCAATTAGGTAAAGAATTTGAATTATGGAAATTAAGAGCAGGTGTTATTACTTATAATGATACTAAGTATGATGAAGATACTTTTAAATCTCTTCTAGTAGATAATCCAGAATTTCATGAAGAAATTAAAAATAAAATAGTAGATTTAATTAAAAATGGTAAATTAGTAGAAGAAACTAAAGTGTTAGAACATGAATAAAGTATTTATAAATAGAAGAGTATTTAATAAGTCTGGAGAAAGGCTTGCAATTTATGGGAAAATAGTAGATTTATGGGAAATGGAAATTACAGTTATAAAATGTAATATTGAAGATAGGTTTGAAAAGAAGATTGCAGATAAATTATATAATGAAGGTAAAGGATTAAAATATATCATAGAGTTGGATAGTTTAAATCATCCTGGCAAATCCTTTAATTTATATTGTAAGGATACATTTTATTTTGAACCTATAGGATTTACATTTGCTATAGATTTAAGTGGTTTAGAGAATACTAAAAATGTTAAATTTTTACATTCTAAAAAAGATAGAAAAATTATAATTAAATACTAATGAATTTAGATTTAAAGACCTATAATTTACTCATCATAGGAGAATTACAAAAACTAGTAAGAAAAGAGGAAATAGAATTTATGGAAATCTTTAGTAGGTATGGCATATCTGCTGAAGATACTTCCAAACAAATTTATAAAAAACTATGTAATGAGCCTAAAAAGAACACCATTAAAAAGAAGTAGTAAGCCTTTGAAGAAGTATAGCAAAAAAGGTTTAGAAAAGAAAAAAGAAAAAACAGAAACAAGTAAGTTAATGCATCAGTTTTTTCTTGATTTATGGGATGAAAGAGAATTATTTAATGGAGATATTTTTTATTGTAAATGTGAAGAAACTGGAAAAACATTAACAAGAAACTTTTATAGAGGTAACTCATGTTGCTACAGTCATATTTTGCCTAAAAGTAAGTATAAAGAGTTGGCTTTTATGAAAGAGAACATTATGATAGTTTCTCCAGAAGCACATGCTCAATATGAACTAAACCCAGAAAAAACTCCTAATCAGTTAAAAAGAAAATTAAAGTTATTAGAGAAAATAAACAATTAATTATTAAAGAAGAGGTTATTAAAGAAAGAAAAATAATAATTAAAAAATGGAAGAAAAACAGATAGAAAGACTATTAGTATTAAAGGATTTAACAACAATATTCTTTTCAAGAGTATTATTTAAAGAAATATATGATTTTAATGAATCAAATATTTTAGGAGTTAAACATAAACATTGTCAGGTTGGATTTATAAAATGTATGTTAAGTGAAAATCATGGAGAATTATTTATGTTTTATAATTCTGATGGACATTACACAGACCCAATACATAAAAATTATTGGCAAGTTTTGTATGATTTTATAAAAGCTTCAGATTTATTTATAGAAGAATATAAATTATCCGATAAACATTATATATTTAAAATTAGATTCCCTAAACAGTATTTAAAAGATTATGATTTAATTTTAGAAGGTAAATATTCTAAACTATCTAAATCTTATATGAGTTATTATCCTGGTACTGATAGTTTATTATACCATCTGCATTATAAAACTTCCGATATTAAAGAAGGTTATTCTAAAAAATTTAAAGTTCCTGTAAAAGCATTTAATGATGTTGAATTAGGACCAAAAATAGATAAGGATAAAGAAATTTATAAAGTTAATTTTGGAATAAATGTATAAATATATTGAAAGTGCTAGTATCTTTGCTAGCACTTTTTAATTAAACAAAAAATGATAGCAATATTATCAAAAAAAGATTTTAGTCCTGAATTTACAAGATTAATAGAGTTTATATTTAATCAAGGATATAAACAAAACAACTATTCATTGTTGAGTAGTGAAACATTTGCAAATATAGTGATACATAATTTAAACTTAAATCACAAACCTATGTTTAATATACCATTTGATGCAAATTGTGAATTTCAAAAAGTAGTGGCTTTTACAAAACAATACCCACTATTAATGTACGTAAATAATTAAAAATAAAATATGGATTTAAAAATTAGTAAAAAAGAAAACAGTAAATGGATTAGCAGATGGGTTAACAATGTTAGTTCACATGAAATTAAAAATGATGTTATTATATCAAAAGATTTTAATAATGAAGAAACCCAAACAAAATTTGATCCTAGCACAGAATGGATCACAGAAGTAAAATATTTTAATATATTTAAACCTGAATAATGGAACAAGAATTAAAAAAATTAGGATTTAAAAGAAAATGGCTATATGATAAATCTGGATTTTGGTTTGAAAAAAGTTTTAAGTTTATTGATTTAAAATTTGTATTTTCTTGGGATACAGATCAAGAATTAGGTGATGTAGTAATAGAATATAAAAAAGATTATATGGAATTAGGTCAATTTAAATCTTTTAAACAATTTATAAAAACATATAATAGTTATGCTGATACCATTATTAAAAAATAGTATTTATTGTGAAAACTGTAAAACAGAAATAGAAAGTAAAACTGTTCATAATTACATTATTTGTAAATGTAAAGGTCAAAAACAAGTTAGTACAGATGGTGGAATGTTTTATCAACATTATGGATATGGGGATAAAGCTAAATATAAAATTACTTCTGTATATGATAATGGTAAATTAGAAACTAGACTTAAATATTTAAAATGGGGCACATTTGGTGTATCTGGAAATAAATTTGAATGGAAATTTATAAATGAATTAACAGATGAACATTTATGTGCTATATTAAATACCCAAAAGAATATTTCTGCCTTATATAGACAAACAATAGAAGATTTACTCATTGAAAGAGAAAGAACAAATACAATGATATGAAAGCAATATTAGAATTTAATTTACCAGAGGATAAATTTCTATATAAAACAGCTTTAAATGGTTTTGATTATTTAATAGCTTTACAGGAATTTGATAGATGGTTAAGAAATAATGAAAAAAGTGGATTAACTCCAACTTTTGAAGAAATACAACAATATTTTAAAGAAACAATACAAGATATAAATTTATACGAATGAAAGTAAAAATAAAAAAATTAGTAGAAAATGCAGTAATACCTGCTTATAGTAAGCCTGGTGATGCTGGGATGGATTTAACTTGTACAGAAATTGAATTAACACAAGATTACATTGCTTATAAAACAGGATTAGCTTTTGAAATCCCTGAAGGTTATGTAGGGTTATTATTCCCTAGAAGTAGTAATAGTAAAAAAGATTTATTATTAAGTAACTCTGTAGGAGTGTTGGACTCTGGATATAGAGGTCAAGTAGAATTTAGATATAAACATATCTCTACAGATTGGGATTTAGCTAATAAATATTCTGTAAGAGACAGAATAGGTCAAATTATTATACTTCCTTATCCACAAATAGAATTTGAAGAAGTTCAAGAATTATCTGAAACTGAAAGAGGAAACGGAGGGTTTGGATCAACTAATTAATAAAAAAATGAAATTAATTTATAAATTACAATGTTTATTTTGGTATAATTTAGGGGATAATGTTTATTATTTTCCTTGGAGGTGGTGTTTTAAATTATATCAATATTCCATGCAGAAAAGTGTAGAGATAAATGATAAATATGATTTAAAAATTTGGAAAAGTGCAGAATAAATGTTATATTGTATTACACAAAAAATAAAATAAATAAATGAATATTAAAAAGTTAAGTTTAGACAAAGAAATTTTATCTGAAGTGACTGTTTTTATGAAATATTCAAAGTATTTACCTGAACTAAACAGGAGAGAAACCTGGGAAGAATTAGTTACAAGAAATATGGAGATGCACATAAAAAAGTATCCTTTTTTAAAAAAAGAGATTAAAGAAAACTATAAACTTGTTTATAACAAGAAAGTTTTACCTTCTATGAGAAGTATGCAATTTGCAGGTAAATCAATAGAAGTTAGTCCTAATAGAATTTTTAATTGTGCTTATGCTCCTATAGATGATATTAGAGTATTTGGTGAAATTATGTTTTTATTATTAGGTGGTACTGGTGTAGGATATTCTGTACAAAAACATCATATTGAAAAATTACCTGAAATTAAAAAACCCAATATTAAAAGAAAGAAAAGATTTTTAATTGCTGATAGTATTGAAGGATGGAGTGATGCTGTAAAAATGTTAATAAAAACATATTTTACAGGTACAAGTACTTTAGAATTTGATTTTAGTGATATTAGACCTAAAGGTAGCAGATTAGTAACAAGTGGTGGTAAAGCTCCAGGACCTCAACCTTTAAAAGAATGTTTAATTCATATACAAGGTATTTTAGATAAAAAAGATGATGGGGATAAATTAACTCCATTAGAAGTTCACGATATTGTTTGTTTTATTGCTGATGCAGTATTAGCTGGTGGTATTAGAAGAGCTGCATTAATAAGTTTATTTAGTGCTGATGATGATGAAATGATTGCTTGTAAAACAGGTAATTGGTGGGAAACTAATCCACAAAGAGGAAGAAGTAATAATTCTGCTGTATTATTAAGACATAAAATTACAAAAGACTTTTTCATGGATTTATGGAAAAGAGTAGAATTAAGTAATGCTGGTGAACCTGGTATTTATTTAACTAATGATAAAGATTGGGGAACAAATCCATCATTAAGGGCTGGAACTAAAGTTCTAACAACAGAAGGTATCTTCCCAATTGAAGAATTACAAGATAAAACCTTCAAAGTTAAAAATTTAAATAGTGAAATATCTGATGCTAAATGTTGGTTGTCAGGTAAAAATCAACAACTTGTTAAGTTAACACTTGAAGATGGAACTGAATATTTTGCAACTAAAGAACATGAGTGGCCTGTTTGGAATGGTGAAAAATACGTTAAAGTTAAAACACCAGAATTAACAAACGGTGATAAATTACCAATAATTAGAGAAAATAAATTATTTGATGGTCATTTAGGCGTGTATGATGATGGGTTCTTATGTGGATGGATTATTGGTGATGGTTGGGTTTCAGATAGAAAAGAATATTCAGAATATGGTATGATAGTATCAGATACTGACGATGAATCTAATATTTCCGATAAATTAATAAAAACATTAAAACTAAATGTTCCAGGTTTTAATGGTGAATTTAAACGTAGATATAAGAAAGGATACCAAGATATTGGGGAGGAAATGCAAATATCACATATTGATACACACACCAAAGAAATATCTATAAATAATAAAAGTGTTGATGAATATATTAAAAGTTTTGGTGTTGTTAATAAACACGTTGGTTTACCTAAATCGGTATGGGTTAATGGGTCTGAGGATTTTAGAAAGGGGTTGATTGATGGTTTATTTAGTTCTGATGGTAATATTAGTAAGACACAAAAAAGAATAACGTATACATCATCCCACAAACAGCTTATAGATGATTTATCTGAATTGTTAGGGTTTTACGGTATAAAATCTAAAATAAAGGTGGGTAAATCAGTATTAGATGGTTACGATAAAGAATTTACCCGATATGATTTAAGGATATGTGAAACAAACTCCATTAAACATTTTATATCATTGTTTAATTTAACAAATAAGTATAAACAAGATATATTAGATTCTTATGTGTTTAGATATAATATACACGATGATAAACAAATAAAAATTGAATCCGTTGAATTAACGGATATTTATGAGGATGTTTGGGATATATCAGTTTTTGACACCACACATTGTTTTCAAATATCTAAAGTAATAACAGGAAATTGTTGCGAAATTGCTTTAAGACCCTTCCAATTCTGTAATTTATGTGAAGTAAATGTAAGTGATATTCAAAGTCAAGAAGACTTAAACAACAGAGTAAAAGCTGCTGCATTTATTGGTACATTACAAGCTGGTTATACAGATTTTCATTATTTAAGAGATATTTGGAAAAAAACTACAGAAAAAGATGCTTTAATAGGGGTTTCTATGACAGGTATTGGTAGCGGTGAAATATTAAAATTCAATATGAAAGAAGCTACTAAAGTTGTAAAAGAAGAAAATGAAAGAGTTGCTAGTTTAATTGGTATTAATAAAGCTGCAAGAACTACAACAGTTAAACCTGCTGGTACTACTTCTTTAACTTTAGGAACTTCAAGTGGTATTCATGCGTGGCATAATCATTATTATATTAGAAGAATTAGAGTGGGTAAAAATGAAGCTATATATACTTATCTTTTAATTAATCACCCTGAATTATTAGAAGATGATTATTTTAGACCACATGATACAGCTATTATTTCTGTCCCACAAAAAGCACCTGATAATGCTATTATAAGAACTGAATCTCCTTTGGATTTATTAGAAAGAGTTAAAAAAGTACATTTAGAATGGATTAAACCAGGTCATAGATCAGGTAGTAATTCCCATAATGTATCTGCTACTATCTCTATTAAACCTGAAGAATGGATTACGATTGGTAGCTGGATGTGGGAAAATAAAGAACATTATAATGGTTTATCTGTTTTACCTTATGACAATGGTAGTTATATACAAGCTCCTTTTGAAGATTGTACAAAAGAAAAATATGAAGAAATGATAAAACATTTACATAATATTGATTTATCTCAAGTAGTAGAAATGGATGATGCTACAGATCAAAAAGGAGAACTAGCATGTAGTTCTTCTGGATGTGAAGTGAAATAAATAACAAAAACAAAAGAGTGGTAGAAATATCACTCTTTTTTTAATTAAAAAATATGATAACATTATATAAAAAAGACAGTAAAGGAAAAATTAGAATTATAAACTTTTGGTGTGAAGGAAATTTATTTCATACAGAAGCTGGATTATTAGGTGGTAAATTAATTAAAAATACTACTAATTGTGTTTCAAAAAATATTGGTAAATCTAATGAAACTAAATCAAGAGAGCAAGCTATATTTGAAATGGAATCTAAAATAAGAGAGAAATTACAAGAAGATTATTTTAGAACTAAAGAAGAAGCAGAAAATAATATTGTAATACTTCCTATGTTAGCTAAATCTTACGAAGATGAGAAAAAGAAAATAGATTGGAGTAAAGATAAAATTTATATACAACCAAAATTAGATGGACAGCGTTGTTTAGCAATAATTAAAGATAATAAAGTTAAATTGATTTCTAGAGATGGTGTAGTAATTGAAAATATGGGGCATATAGAAGTCTCATTATCTTTTATTATGGAAGATTGTATTTTAGATGGAGAATTATACTCACATGGTTTAACATTTCAAGAAAATATGAAATTAGTTAAAAAATTAAGACCAGAAACATCTAAATTGATAAAATATCATGTTTATGATTGTATAACGCCAGACAATTTTACTAAAAGATTTAATTATTTACAAATGTTAGTAGAAGGTGTGGAGAATACTATTTTGGTATCAACTATGGCTATAACTAGTGAAGAAGAAATGATTAAATATCATGGAATTAATATGTCTTCTGGTTATGAAGGTTCTATTATTAGAAGAGATGGATCATATAAAATTAATGGTAGAAGTAATAATTTATTGAAATTTAAAGACTTTCAAGATTTAGATGCTAAAATTATTGATATTATACCAGCAGAAAATAGACCTGAATGGGGTATTGTTTTATGTGAATATAATGGAAAACAATTTAAAGCAACTCCAAAAATGTCTCAAGAGGATAAAATAGATTTACTAAAGAATAAAAATGAATATATTGGTAAAACTTGTATTATTACTTATTTTGAATTTACAGATGATAATATACCTCGTTTTCCTATTTATAAAGGTATTCGTCTAGATAATAACAAATAAAAAATTAATTAAGGAGCAATACTAATAATATTGCTCCTTTTTATTAATTTTGCAGGATGATTAAAATATATGATAACATAACAGGAGAATTAATTTATATAAAAAATGATAATTAGTTTAATAATATTTTTTATTGGGTATTGGTATTTTGAACCTAATATTGATAAAGTAAATAATATGTATTTGCTATATTACAATACAAGAAAAAATGGAGTTTTAAATAGAAATTATATAATTTTATGGGAATAATTGATTTTATAAGACAAAAACAATCAGAATATCTTAAACTATACCAACAATTTTTAAAAGATAACCCTGGAAAAATAATGTGTTCATATGGTATACAATATGAAGTTTGTAAAAATTTAATTAAAACTTGTAATACAATAGAGGATATTAAGAAATATGAAGAAAGATGTTTAAAATTGTATAAAAATGCAAAAGGTCCAAATGGACATTATATAGCAGCAAAAACTTGTAAAGAAATAATAGAAGAATATGGAAAATAATAGTAGTCACGATGATATATACCCTAAAAAAGAAGGGTATTACGAAGTAGAACTACAAGGCTCTACATGTAATAAGTTAGTATGTTATTTTACAGGAGTAAATTGGTTAATCCCAAAAACTTATAGCAGAGTCCCTAATGATAAAATTATCTCTTTTAAATGGACTATTGCTACAGAATTTGAAAATACTTTAGTTATAAAGAGTGATAATCCTTTAAAAGGTAAAAAAGAATCAACAGGTAAACAACATGTAGAATATGATTGGGATTTTTTAAAATCTCAAATGAGTAGACTGGGGAAATATAAAATAGAAAATGGTGGTAAGTATGAATATGAAAACTGGAAAAAAAAGATAGATATTAAAGAATTAAAAAAAGCTTTATTAAGACATACTTTAGCTATTATGGATGATGTTTATTTAGATGAGGGGGAAGAATTTGGACATTTAAACGCCATAGCGTTAAACAGTATGTTTATATTCACACAATTAAATAAATAAATAACATGACTTTAGAATATTTTATTAATTCTTGTAAAAATTATAAATTAACTAATTTTACAAAAGTTATATTTTTTGATATTAAAAATAACATAGTTTATTTTTATGATAAGAACCAATTTATTCATAAAATGAATTGTTGTAATATTTATAAAAATCAAAAATATTCTATTAGATCAGCAATAAACAAAACGGAGTATTTCATAAATAAAGCTAAAGAAATTCATGGTGATAGGTATGATTATAGTTTGGTTAATTATATTAAACATGATAATAAAATTACAATCATATGTCCCATACATGGGATTTTTTCACAAACACCTAATGCTCATTTATCTAAAAAAGGTTGTAAAAAATGTGGTTATAGAACTTCTTTAAAAGAAAAACCTATAAGATTATCATTATTAGATAACTTTTTAATTAATGCTAATAAAATACATTCAAATAAATATGATTATTCTAAATTTTTAGTAAATAATGCCAAAACTAAAGGGATAATTATTTGTCCTACACATGGAGAATTTTTAATGAATATTAATAATCATATTTCAGGTAAACAAAAATGTAAAAAATGTATTGAAAAGAAAAGTTGTTATTATAACATTGAAAATGCTGTTAAATATGAACAAGAATGGTCAAATACACCAGCAATATTATATGTAGTATTATTAACAAATGGGGTAGATAATTGGTTAAAAATAGGAGTTTCTAGAAGAAAATTAAGCAATAGAATGGCTGAAATACCTTTAAATTATAAAGAAATATTTATCAAAAATACAAATTTTTATAAAGCAATAATTTTAGAAAATTATCTTATTAAGAAATTTAATAAAAATAAAAAAATACCTAAAATTAAATTTGGAGGTATGTATGAATGTTTTAGTGAAAGAATTAAATTAGAAATAATAGATCTTTTATCATTTTTAAAAGATGATGAAATTAATATTGAATTATTAAACAACAATTCAATATTATGATTAGACATTATTTAGCAGAAGATAGCGGATTAGACGAATCTGGATTAGAACATATAATTCACACTTGCTGGAATAGTTTAGCTAGACTTGAATTACACTTAAAAAATAAAAAGTAATGGAATTAAATAAATATGAGATATTAATGGGTGATATATTGAGAGATTTAACATATGGTAAAGATCCAGATTATACAGAATTAAAATTAAATGGTAGTTTAATAATTGAAAAAGAACTCATTAATGATACTACATTAACTGTAATGACTTGGATTTCTAACACTGATAGTAAAGTTATTAATATTACTTATATTGATAGAAAGAATTTTTTAAAAAAAGAATTAGAAAAAGCTATTAAAAGAGAAGATTTTGAAAATGCAAGTAAATTACAAGAAAAAATTAAAAAGTATAATAAATGAAAGATTTCATAACAGAGTTATATAGTCATGCTTTAAGAAAGAAAAAGAATTTGAATATTCAAGTATTTAAAAGACTTTTAAAGATGAAATATAAAATAAATATAGAAACAGATTTAATTAAAAAAAGAATAAATGAAAAAAATATTAGCAATTACTGACGAAGTAGGAAGTAATTATCACAGAATACAATTACCTTTAAGTTATTTTAATCAACAAGAATTTGATATTATTTATAGACCATTAAATAATGGACCTTTACAAGAATATGAAGTTCAAGGAATTGATGTTTTATTTTTTAATTGGACTATTCAAAATTCAGCTTATCAATTAAGCTTATTAAAAAAGAAATTTGGATTTAAAATTGTAATGGATATGGATGATCATTGGGATATTTCTCCTACACATCCTAGTTACAGAATGATATTACAATATATACCTTTACTAAAAGATTTATTAATTTTAGCAGATCATATTACTTGTACTACAGAACCTTTAAAAAGAAAATTATTAGAATTTAATAATAATATTACAGTAGTATCTAATAGAATTCCTTATGGAGATAAACAATTTGAAATAGAATCTGCTAAAAAGAGAGATAAGATTAGATTTGGATTTATTGGTTCTATTAGTCATTTACCTGATTGGTATTCTATTAAAAATGATATTGATAGAATAGTAAATGATAAAGAAATCATGGATAATTGTGAGTTTGTTATTTGTGGGTATAATGATTTAAATGATTATTCTAAACAGATTTGGACTAATATTTATCATTTATTTAAAGGAAAAGCAAGAGTATTTAAAACCAGAGATATACATAGTTATATGTATCTTTATAATGAAGCTGATATTGTTTTAGCTCCATTAGTAAATAATGGT